GACCACAACAAATGGTGGCAATGGTGGTGCTGGAGCAAACTATGGTGGTGGCGGTGGTGGCGGTGGTTGTTGCGCTTTCGGTTTTACTTCGGGTGCAGGAGGAGCAGGAGCCAATGGGGTTGTTGTGGTTACGACATACTTTTAATTTATGAACGGGTACGCTTTAATTGATAAAGATGGAGGATGGTTAGTCAATCTTGTTGTTTGGAATGGAAATCTTGAAGACTGGCAACCTCCCGCTGGGACTGAAGCAAAATTAGCCAGCGAATTGGATTTACATTCTCTGCCAGAAAGACCAATAGATGGGGTATAAGTTCAATCCATTTACAGGAAAATTAGACTATGCTCAATCAGGTGGCTTAGTCGAACTTCCAGTTAATGATCTTTCTACTTCTGCCCCAAATGGAGCGCAGGTCTATTGCACAGACGGCGCAGGATTTGGCAAACAAGGTGTAAACAATCAAGTTATTGCCTATGCTTCAAACGGAAGCTGGATTAGGACTGACACCAATACAGCAGTTACTCCGAATCCGTTAAGCGTCTGGGATGTTGGCTCGTTATACAACAACTACAATCCGAATACTGGAGCGTTCAATGAAACGATTATTGGCGCATCAACATTAAACGGAGTATTCACGCAGAACTCTTTCATTGATATGCCGATCAACGGCTATCTCATTCGCGTGTATGTTAAGTATCAGGTCAAGGCATCGCTGCGAGGCGCAGGAAACCTCCCGTGTTTTATTTTCTCAAATGGCTGGGGTGCGTCCGTCGATGATTTTACAACCTACGCAAATCTCGGTTATGCAGTAGTCCAATACGATTGGCGCGGAACATTCAATGGGGCGTATAGCTATCCAGCTACATTGATGACGCTTTACCCAGCGGCGTTGAATCGACTGAACCAAGTAACGAACCCCAATGCGAACTATGCCAGCCAATCGTCTGTGGCGACTATTCAAGATGTCCGCAACCAAGATATGTATTACTGGTTTGCAATGCCTCGCAGGGTTCTTGCGTATACAAAATCGCTAACTGCTGACATTGACATTACCAAGATTGGGTTCTACGGAAATTCATGGGGTGGGCAAATCGCTTACAGCATGAATGTCGATCCAGATATTAAATGTTGTGTGGCTCAATACGGCAATGGATGGATTCACTATTGGAAGACAAATTCCGTTTTGTTGTATAACATTCCATATTCAGAGCCTTCATTCTCTGATGGGAATAACCTTTATATCTCAACTCTGGAATGCCAAGCCTACGCGAAATACGCAAGGAATCCAATGTTGTGGATGATGTCCACGAATGACTTTCATGGTCAATTTGATCGTGGATTCCGCAACTTTGAAATAACCCCAGTTCAAGGAAGCTACGCATTCAAGGCTAATGCCTCGCATAATATTTCTGGATTTGAGCAGGATATTGGCTTATGGTTTGACAAGTATCTGAAAGGTTCTGCTATTACTTGGCCATCTAATCCAAATACAATTCCTAGCATTGTTTCTATTGGAACTGCGAAAGCAACAGTTTCTCCATCGCAACCAGCGGATGTGACGGCAATTCAGTTTTATTATGCTTTAGTTACAGCAGATTCTCTAACTAGGACATGGATTGCTGCGACAACAACAAACAACGGAGATGGAACATGGAGCGCACAATTTCCATATTCTGATGGAACTCGTTATGTTTTTGCGTATGCTCAAATCACTTACTCAAGCACAATCATTGTTTGCTCCAAACAATCAGCATTTATACCTAATAACCTATGAGCGATAATACCACATCACACGGAGTATTAGGTACGATCATATCGACCACAGGATTTATAATTTCAATGTTACCAGAAATAGAAGCGTCAATTAGAATCGGGGGCGGAATCATTAGTATTATTGCTGGTGTTCTAACGTGCATCTACATGACCAAACAAATAATGAAAAAATGAACGCAAAAAAAATAGCAGTAGCAATGATAGTAATATCATTTATCTTTTTGGGCATGGCATTCTTAACGGGATGTTCTGTGCTTGGACAACCAAACGTGTGTATCGAAACGCAATACGGCAAGTTCTGTTATGAACTGCCAGAAATCAAAGGATTAAAAAAATGAAAAACCTACTAACAACACTACTCGAAAAACTGAGCGAAAACTCCACATGGCGCGGACTGATCCTAATTGCTATTGCAGTTGGGGTTAAGATAGAACCAGAACTCCAAGAGTCTATCATCGTCGCAGGACTAGGGCTTGTTGGATTAATCAACGTAGTCCGTAAAGGCTAATGGTTCCAAACTCCCGACCGCAGCAAGCAAAGGAGAAGACGCTCTCGATGGTAATCAAATCGGGAATCGTTGATCGTGTTGCTTTGGTCGGAATCCGTGGATACTACATGGACAGCATGGGAGTTAAAGGAAAGAACGACCGAGGTATCTACGACGATGCGATCATACTTTTATCTCCAAGCGTCCATGCTACGTTTAACGCTAACACTGACCCGTCGATATTTAAAAAAGGTATCGCGGTACTCAAGACTGGTATTCATCGGTATCGTAAGGGGAATCATGGTATCTCTAAACCCGGAGGTGGCTACCCTGCGTTGCGACCTTCTAACCCAAAAGAAGAAGTGCCTGTTACAAGAGATGGTGAAGGCGATTCTATGGGGGTAGCAATTAACATCCATAAAGGGGGATACAATACGACTAGCTCGCTGGGCTGTCAGACAATTTATCCTCCACAATGGGATGGATTTATCAATCTCGTCTATTCAGAAATGACTAGATACAACCAAAAAACAATTCCCTATTTATTAGTGGAAAACACTTGACTGAAGCTAAATTATCGTTAACGATAAAATTATGAGTAATTGTAATGAGACTAGTATAAACGCATCCTATGCAAGATCAGCGGCGGCATCTGCTACGAGTGCAGCGCGATCAGCGTGTATTGCTCAACAATCCATTGGAGCAAGTGGAGCCGTTGGTTCCACAGGAGCTACAGGTATAGGAGCAACTGGTTCAACGGGTATTGATGGAGCAACAGGCTCCACAGGAGCTACAGGAAGCGGTGCGACAGGTGCAACTGGGATATATGGCCCGACTGGTGCTACTGGCCCAAGTGGTGGCCCGACTGGTGCTACTGGGCCAGAAGGGGCTACTGGACTTCAAGGTTTGATTGGGCCAGACGGTGCAACTGGGATTACTGGCGCGACTGGCAGTGGCGCGACTGGTTCGACGGGGATTCAAGGTTCTACTGGGTCTATTGGAGCTACGGGCGATCTAGGGGCTACAGGAGCTACTGGATTTGGTCTTCCCGGCCCGACTGGTGCTACAGGCATGGTTGGCCCTCGCGGTGCTACTGGACTTAGTGGGCCAAGTGGTGCAACTGGTTATGGAGCTACTGGAAGCACTGGGCCAATCGGCCCATCTGGTGGCCCCACAGGAGCCACAGGAACTGATGGAGCCACAGGTTCCACGGGAGCCACAGGTTCCACGGGAGCCACAGGCGCGACTGGTTCGACGGGGATAGGTAGTACAGGTTCAACAGGTGCTACAGGGTTCATTGGATTAGATGGCGCAACAGGTGCTACTGGAATTGGATCGACTGGAGCTACAGGCCCATCTGGTGGCCCTACAGGAGCAACGGGAGTTGATGGCGCGACTGGGGCTACTGGCATACAAGGAGACACTGGCTCTACTGGCGCAACGGGAGTTGATGGCGCGACTGGGGCTACTGGATTAGAGGGAGCAACGGGCGTTGGAAATACTGGGGCGACAGGACTAGTAGGTGCTACTGGTGATTTTGGGGCCACTGGATCAACAGGCGCGACTGGTTCTGCTGGTGGGCCAACTGGTGGTGGGCCAGATGAAATGTTCTTCCTAAATGGACAAACAGTAAATACATCGTATACAATTCCAACTGCAAAAAACGCTGGCAGTTTCGGCCCAATCACAATTGCGCCCGGAGTTGTAGTAACAGTCCCAAGTGGCGCAGCATGGACAGTAGTGTAATTGCTTAAAAAAATGCTTGCAATGAAAACAATCAATACTATCGTTAACGATATTAAAATATGAGTTGTGGAAATTCCAGAAGTTCAAAATGCAATCCATGTGGCCCCAATGAGGAGGCAATGAATGCGATTGCAGAACGCGCAGCTTATTACGCTCGTCTAGCTACCGCCGCTTCAGAAACGGGTGGTGGCATACGATGGGGATACATTGGAAATGGCACTGCAACCACATTCAACATTGATGGAGCGACTTCAACAAACAGCGCATCATTCTTAGTTACAATCAATGGTGTAGTTCAAGACCCGCTCGACTATACTATTACTAGCGGATACCCGTATACAATTACAATGAATGTGCCAGTTCCATCTGGTAATGAGATTATTATTGTTTCATTGAATGGAAAGACTGGTGCTACAGGCCCAACTGGAGGACTCACTGGTTCTACGGGTTCTACTGGGCCAACAGGGATAACAGGGTTAACAGGTGCTACTGGAATTGGATCGACTGGAGCTACAGGTTTAGTTGGTGCGACTGGCCCCGGCAGTGGGCCTACTGGCCCCACTGGGCCTACTGGGTTTTCTGGCGCGACAGGATCAACTGGAAGCACTGGCCCACAAGGAACTGCTGGGGGCGCAACTGGAGCAGGTACAGATGAAGTTTTTTGGGAAAACCAAAAGTATGTAACTTCGAGTTACACTATAACAACAAATAAAAACGCAATGTCTGCTGGGCCTATTACAATAAATCCCGGAGCGGTAGTAACAGTACCTAGCGGGTCAGCGTGGACAGTAGTTTAATAAAAAATATGGCAACAGCACTCTCATTTGAAAGCGATCCTACTCTTACACAAGGGTATATTAAAGTTAATGGCACAACAACAGCGACTATTACTGAAAATGAACTAAATTGTAACGTAATAGGAAATGTGACTGGTAACGTGACTGGTAACGTGACTGGTAACGTGGTTGGTGAGGTAACTGGAAATTCTACCACAGCTTCTACTTTACAAACACCAAGAACAATTGCAATTTCTGGTGCAGTTACTGGAGTTGCAACATTGTTTAATGGTTCTTCAAACATTGCAATTCCAGCAACAATAGCTTCTGGAGCAACAATAACATCACCCGTATTTGCTGGCACTGCCACTGGTGGAGTTACATCAAGTGTGGTGCAAGGTGTAACGGATGGTTCAGCAGCAGCCGCTGGTGTGGTTGGAGAGCTTCTAAGCGCAAGCACAGTGGCAACTGCTATTTTAAGTGCTACCACTGCAAACGGAGCTACGTTTACATTAACTGCTGGGAATTGGGAAATTTTTGGAAACGCCTCATTCAACTTTACTGGAACAACTGTAACCGCAAACAGCACAATTGTTGCATCTGTTGGCACGGTATCTGGAACTGTTGTTGCAGACCAACAGCAAGTTATTTTGTTGGGAACAATAACAACCGCTACCGCATCTCCTGCATTTGCGCTTGTAACGCCAAGAGTGAATATTTCGGTCACTACATCTACTCCAGTTTATATTGTCGTTAAATCACCAACAACATCGGTAGGAACAATGACAGTTTCAACTGTAATCCGCGCTCGCCGAATTAGATAATTGTATGATCTTCCGTAAATAATATTATGCCAACACAAATTACATCAGCAGGAATTATCTTCAACGATGCAACATCGTTAACAAGCGGGAATATTGGAACAGCACAACTTGTTAATGGTTCAGTCATCACATCGAAACTTGGCACTAACGAGCAAAAAGCAATTAGTAAAGCATGGGTTAATTATAGTGGGCTACTCACAAATGGAACCAACCCCGCTATCCCCGGATCGTATATCCAATCAGGCACAACAACTGTTACAGTAACAACAAACACAGCACATGGTTTAATAAACAACCAAATAATTTACGTAGATATTCAAACAGGTGGGCAATCTGATTTGACCTTTGCCGTAGCAACAGTCGTATCACCGACTATTTATACATACATAGCAACAACATCACAATTTACAAATGGAGCAGTAAATACTTTGGTGTATATTGATCAAACTGGATCATTCGTTTTTGATGGAACAATAATAACAACAACTACACTTACTAATCATAACCTTGTAAATGGGCAGCTTGTATATCTACACCGTTTGTCTGGTACTACAATCACACCAGCACAATACCTTGTCACGGTAGTATCTCCAACTGTCTTTACAGTTCCAAGTGTCCAAACGGGTACTGGTGGTTTTTTAATTATAAACCAACCTAATATCAAAACAAGCTATAATATATCGAGTGTTGCATACGTTAGTACAACTACTGTCACTATTAGTTTTACTACACCAATGAGCAGTGCAAACTATTGTATTCTTGCATCAACATTTCCCGAAAGCGTAAATTATGCTGTAGGTGCAACTACTACTACATCATTTAACCTTAATCTAGGAACCAATGGAGCATACGCCTTAGGGGTAAATGTTGGAATATTTGCAAACTAATCTTATGTTTATTATCTACAAACAAACAAACGGACAAGCTGGAGTTATAACTCCTTTTGGAGATGTTAATGATGCTGTCAAAGATGTTCCAGAAGGAGCAGAATACAAAATTGTCGATTCATTGGAAATAGAAAAAAAATATTTTGATGCCTATGATTATGACTCAGAAACAGGAGTAAAAATAAATATAGAGAAAGCAAAGGCTGTTCATCTTAATAGATTCCGAACAGCTAGATTGCCAAAACTGCAAAAGCAGGACATTGAATACATGAAGGCATTGGAAGCTGGAGAGATCGCAAAATCATCTGAGATCGCCGCTGCAAAGCAAGCCCTTCGTGATGTTACATTGACTCCTCTTCCAGATGATTTCGAGGGGATCAAAGCAACTTGGCCTGAGATTATCCGATAAATATTATGACTCCATGCACTCCAGCAATCCCATGTGATACTGAGTATCCATTCTTGTGCGAACCCCGTGAGATAACGGCAATAGCCAAAAGATTAGTTGTAGAAGATGCTGCGGCTTGTGATAAAACTCTTCAGACACCACCATCTGGACAAGTTCTTATATCTAACGCAAATGGCACAATATCATGGACTAATGGAGCAAATAGCAATATTCTACGCAAGACTTCAACAGGGAATGTTGAGTTTGCTACATCTAATGCTATCTTGCAAGCTGGGCCAGTCGATCTTGGTAGCCAAACCCTGACTACTACTGGTGCTGTAAGCACAGGAGCAGTAACTTCTACTAGCCTGACAGTTAATGGGACGACAACATCTGGCAACATCGTACTTACATCAGCAACTATATCGACTACCGTAGGTTCTGCTGGAGCAGCAAGCCTTCTCCCATCTGTACCAGTTGGGTATCTTCAAATTACAATTAACGGAACTCCATATAAACTCCCATACTATTCCGCTTAATGCCAACGCAAGGATCAGTATTTGATGGATTCACAAGTATCATTGCACAAGATGCAGATACGCATCCATCGTACTTACCAGAATCATTTGTATCGGAATCTGTCAATAGGACATTCCGAGGCGGAATTAATAGAACAAGACCAAGTATCCGAAATATCCAGATTATAGCTGGATCAGGGCAAAGTGAAACTATCGTTAACGATATTGAGGGCGGCAGCTTTCAAGGAGCTTACTCATATAGGTCAACAAACTATGATACATCAGATGGATTGATAGTTTCTATATCTGGTAAGATTTATTTTCTTAAAATAGAAAATAATTTAGCATACGCATATATTCTTCCAACCATCACAACTTGGACATGGAATGATCCCGGTCAAATGCACACATGGTTTGTGCAAGCAGAAGATTGGTTGTATATCCAAAATGGATATAATCTACCTATTGCATGGAATGGCAATCTAAATACAAACGCATTAAGATTAAATCCATTCCAAGGAGAAATGCCAATTGGCACGATAATGGAATATGCGTTTGGAAGAGTATTTGTATCTGACAAATTTAATAATATCTACGCATCAGATATTATCTATGGAAATGGATTCACGGATACAAGCAATACAAAAAACTTTACAGAAATAATTTATTGGTCTGGAGGCGGATCATTCGCAACCCCAGCAATGATGGGAAATATTACTGGCATGAAGGTAATGCCAGAGATTGGATTGAATCTTCGTGGTCAAGGTCAATTGGTAGTTCTGACAAGCAATGGTGCATTTTCAATGGATGTATCTTTACCGAGGTCACAATGGACTGTATCTAATATTCAACGTATTTCATTGATTGGGCGAGGATGCGTTTCTCCGTATGTTGGATTAGCAAACTCTGAACTCTGGTTTCGTTCACATGATGGTTGGGCATTTTATTCAAACACCCAATCCGAATTTAATAGATACTTCTCGCTCCGCAAACTTTCAAGGGAAGTAAACAAATGGGTACAAAATGATACTCCTTGGTTAAAGCAATTCGCATCTACATTGTTTATCAATAACTATCTTATCAGTACGGTTGCTCCACAAACATATCGAGCGGAAGGAGTTGAAGGATTAAATCGGTTTCATCGTGGAATGATAGTGCTTGATTTGGATCAAGCATCATCTGCTTCACCTGACGCTCAACTTTCATTTAGGTGGAATGGAATCTGGACTGGATTTAGACCAACGCAATTGATGTTTGCATTTATCAAAGGTGAAAAGCGAGGATTCGGATTCTCATTTGACAAAGACAACAAAAATCGTCTGTATGAATTTACAATAAGTCAAACAGAAGATTTTGGGCCAAATGGAACAACGAAAATAGAATCATTCTTTACAACTGGAAGATATGATTTCAGTAAAAGTGGCTTAACAAATAAGTTCCTACGCAAGAAACTAACTGGTGGAGAAATATGGTTGAGCGAAATAAAAGGGGATGTTGAAAACTCAGTTGATTTCCGAGCAGATAGTAACCCTTGCTGGTCAGAACTAAAAATACCTACAACCTACGGGTGCGACCCGTGTTCACCAGAAGTAACTGAATGTATTCCTCAAAAGGGTGGTAATCGCTATAAACGCTACAAATTTAATACACCAGACCCAAGTGAATGCAATGACTTGGCTGGTATACCAGCCGTAGAAGGAAGTGAATTTCAGATTAAAGTTAATCTAACTGGAGCAGCTACAGTTGACAGGGTAAGACTGATGGCAAACATTAAGAATAGCGAGGATTCTCCAGTTGGCGATTGCCCAGAAGAAAATGAGGAGTGTGAGCCATTTTTGTGTTGCCAAGAGAAATATTGGGAATATAGTATTGTGTAATAAATATGGACAATCAAGATTCTAGCGCATCACTTACATTTCCAAATGTTCCAGATGATTTTTGTCCATCTGGAAATTGGCAAAATGTATTTCAAGCATTGATTGACGATGTTCTTTCAAATGGAACTATTAATGTTCCCGGATTGGGTGATGTAACACCAGAGCAAATTGCACTTTTGTCTCAACAAGTCGCTATTTTAACAGACCAAGTTTCAGATATTGCTGGAGATCAAGCAACTCTTACCACACAAGTTAATGCGATTCCAATAGTCAAAGTCCGTTCTGGAACTATTACAACAGTGGTTGCTGGAGACTCTATTCGTACCGTAATATTTGATGCGTTGCCGAATGCAAACTATGGGATTTCTATTACACCACTTTGTAATGCCACTATCCTTATCCAACCAACACCATTGTTTGCTTTGGTAACTGGAAGCAAAACAACTACAGGATTTTCAATCCGCATTGAGAATAACATTGCGGAAATAACGAGCGTGGACTGGATGGCGGTTCATACATCGTAATTAAAAGCCATAAAGAAAACCAATACTATGACAGTACTAAACGGAACAGACCCAAAACTCGTTAGCGGTGGATCAGCAACCCGTGGCAAAATCGGAACGCCAATGGGTAACATGAACCCACCTAACACTGGAAAAAACCCTTACTCCAGCGCACCACTCCCTAAATCTGGAAAACCAGTTGGCGGCAAGTAATTATCGTTAACGATAATTCCTATGGCTGATACCCTCGAAGAGATGGTAGAGCTAGTGAAGGGTTTCGTCGGTGACTCAGGCACTTGTTCATACGAACGTGGAGTCAAGGCAGTAAACCAAGCACGAAGACTACTATGGAATAAACGTGCATGGACTACTCAAGAAGAGTACGTTCAGATATGTTGTGTAAACAAATGTTTCGCACTACCATCTAGGTATGAGCAAATCAAACTAGCATGGATAGGAAACGAAGTCGCATCATTGGCTGATGAATGGTTTAACGCAACAAACGCATTTGCGCTACGTCCAGAGCAATCTTGCCATAGAGGTATTACTGAGGTTGGTGGTCTTCACGTTTTATTTAGAGACTATACCACAAATCCATACCAAATTGGTGTAATGGCTGAAGAAGCAGAGGATATTGGAATAGAGTTGATGTTTGAAGCTCAAGACCAGTATGACACCTATCATAAGGTTAATGTAACAACAGCTAACCCGCCAACACTAGCTAAGTCTGATCTCCTTGTAAAAGGGATTCGATCAGTATCTAAGCCAGTAACCAAAGGCAGGATTCGTGTATATGCCTATGACGCATCACTAGAAACAAAGACGCTGATAGCAATCTACCAGCCTAACGATGCTCACCCTTCATTCCGTAGATTTACAGTACCGAGAACGTGCGAGTGTATAACGCTATACGCATCAAAAAAATATTTTGATGTAATCCATCCTAAAGAACTAATAGAATTTACTCCTGATGCAATGATTTATGCCGTTCTTGCATTGAACTCCCGTGAGAATAGGAAGGCGCAAGAGTATATGCAGAACCTCGCGCTTGCCGTGCAAGAGCAAGAAAATGAAATGGCGGGAGTAGAAATTCCAACCGCTGCACCGATCCGTTTTTCTAACTATAGCAGAGCAGAAAACATAATTGGGTCTGATCTATTATCACCATCAGCAGATGATTACTTCTTATATCAATGACAAATATAATTACAGAAGCTATTATTGAGCAGTTTTTGCCGAACCACAAAGACCCAAGAGAGTTCGTTGCATATCAAGACCCACAGGATAAACTCAATCAGTTAGAAGCATTACTAATTGAGCAACCGCAACCAGTGTGTCCACTAAAGCATACATTCACTCCTAATATGTATATTAGGGAAATCTTCATGCCAGCAGGATCACTTTTAACTACTGCATTACATCTTACTACTCATCCATTCTTTATTTTAAAAGGAGATGTTAGTGTATGGTATTATGATTCTCCTATTGAGCGATACAAAGCTCCGTACTCTGGAGTTACTAAAGCTGGAACAAGAAGGCTTATTTATAACCATGAAGATACAATTTGGGTAACTTGTCATGTAACAACCTTGACAGATGTGGATGAAGTTGTTAAAACACTTATTTGCTCTGATATGAACCCATATTTAGATGGCAATGATCCAAGAATGGGTTTTAGAGATAAAAAGAAAATAGAATAATTTCAATGAAACTCTGTCATTATCATCCAGAAGAATTATTAACTAACAAACATCAGCAGATGTTTCATTCGTTGTGGGTATCTGGAACAATTGCTGTTGTAGGAGCAGCCGCATCAATAGCATCAACATCAATAGCAGCTTCTGAAAACAAGAAAGCTGCTGATAAAGCTGCTGATAAACAAAAAAAAGCAGGTAAGAGTTTTGCTAAAAGATTAGAAGCGGCAACTAAAATTTATAATGAAAACATTACAGCAATTAGTGCATCGGTAGCAGAAATTGATCCAAATATACAAGTTCCAAGTTATAGTCTTCTTGGAAATCCAGAAGTTTATAAAAAGGACAAAGATGGGAATGTTAAGCTAGATAAAAATGGCGATCCAATAATTAAGGATAAAAAGAGGGCGAGTGCAGTTCTTGAAGGTATTGAAGCGGCAAATAAACTCACAGAAGCATCACTATACCAATTAAATAACGTATTGCCGGGAGCAACTGCTGCGCGGGAAAAAGCAATGCGTGATATTACGATGTGGGAAAACAAACTCGAAAATCAATATCAACAAATTCAGCAAGCATATCCAGTCCTTGCTGGTGCTAGTAAACAATATGAGCAAGCAGGGAAACTTCTTCAAGAGCAATTACCTCAAATTAAAGAAGCAAGGGCAGTAGCAGGAGAATACCTTACTGGCGATCTTCCTGATATAACAAAAAGACAGATTACAAAAGCAATCGCCGAAACAGGTGGTGCTGGCTATAATCCAGCAAGCGCGGGAAGGATTTCTGGATTCCAAATGCCACAAGGAATGCTTTCACAAAACCTTGCTCAAGCAGCAGAGGAAAGACAGAGATTTGGATTAAATGCTGTTGCTCAAATTACAGGCCAAGCAAATCAGTTTAGTGCTAATCAGGCAAATATAGCTCAGGGTCAAACTGCCGTTGCTCAAGGATATGGTCAAGCGGGAGCGGCAGCAGCAAATATTGGTGAGGCAGCAAGGGGTATGCAAGCTACTAATATGGCTTGGCAAACCCTTTCTCAAGGCTTCTTGCAGAATGCTCCGCAGATAATGCAGCTTGGTATGTCAGAGAGAGGGCAGGACATTGACCAGCAAAGACTTAACATTGTAGCGAACTTAGAAAAACAGAAAACACTTGGAAATTTAGAAACTGGAAGATTTGAAGCGGCATCTGGAACAGCTTTGGACATATACAAAAAAGATCAAGAAGCAATTGCAACTAATCTTGCAGCCAGTCAAGCAAACGCGAATATGTGGGGTTCCATTGGGGGGGCCGTTGGCTCAGGGCTAACGTCAATTGGAACTGCTGGGTTGAACTATGCTGGTACTAAAGGTGGAAATCTTACTAGCGGGTCGTATGCTTCCTCAATACAACCCGGAGCTACCTCGATGCAGGATTTAAACCTGTCTGGAATTTAACGTTAGAAAGTGTCGTAACCTAATAAATTTATGAGTATCGCTGAACAAATCATGTTAGGATCACAGCAGCAGTCAAAAAACTGGGCTGTGTTATCTGATAATCTTGGGCAACTTGGGCAACAAGTTGGACAATTCTTGGCAACCAAAGAATATCAGAACCAAGCGCGATCTGCTATTCCAGCAATGCAACAAACATACAGGAGTGCGTTTGATAAAATTGAGCAAGGAAATCTGAGTGAAGGCTACAGTCAATTAATGGATGCCCAAATTGAATACGGGTCATCAACCAATCCAATTATTCAAAACATGAATAAGCAGATGTCAGCATTGTCAAAACAATATGCTGATGATTATATTAATACAGAACGCCTTAGAGTTACTGAGGCAATGTATGGTCAAAGATACGGTGGTGAAGCAAGGGTGGCTCCAGATGTTAATCAAACTTTAGCTAGTTTGAATAATCCAAACGCATCTATGGAAACTCAAGGTGTAGCGTATGACCAAGGTGCTCCAGTTGGGGATCAGCGTTTATACAATCAAGCTGTAACTGCTGGATCAGCGGGTCAACCATTCCCATTTGCAACAGCAAGAAAAGTATCACCTACACTACAACAAGCTCAAGGAATACCAGCAATGGGTGATCAGCCAATTGAAGGAGAATTACCGCAACCTGATTTCAATACTCCACCCGTTGAAGTTCAACCATTAGCTAAAGGCCCAGTGCAACCACAGTCTGCACAAGGTAAACAAGTAGACGAATTTACTCCTCCCAAAAACATCCTAGAAAAGTCAACTAAACTAACTGACAAATTTAATAATCTTGATTCCGTTGAGAGAGCAACCGTGATGGATAATCAATCCATCTTATTTCCAGATCAAAAGAAAGCTACTGACTTTGTAAATCAACCATCTAAAGATAAGTCATTCTTTCCTGTAAATCAAGTTACAACAATTGGCGTTCCCGGTATTGTTGCTGTTGAGATGCCAAAAGAATTTGAGAAGTGGATTAACGCAGGGGCTAACGTAAACAAAGATGGTGAAATATCATATAGCCTAAAGCCAGAAGCACAGAATAACACAGAAGCACAAATGGCAGTAAAATGGCTTGAAAAATGGCAAGAAGCTAGTTCATCGGTAAGTGTTGATCCTAAACTTAGGGATTTAATTGCTGGTGCTGGTGGAGATATTCTTAAAGTTAATTTAACTCAAGAGGAAAGATCACCAACAAAAGAAGAAATAATTGGTGGTACACTAAATAAAGTTAAAGAAAATCTAGCATCCGTGCAAGGTGCAGATGGTGGGAATATTCGTCTTACAGACGATCAATACAGAAATATGTTTGTTCTTAGAAATCAAACTTCTGCGGCTCAAATGAACAAAGCTAGGTTCATTCGTGTTGATCAACCAACTAAAAAACCGGAAGAATCAAAAGCGGTACAGCAACCAACTTCACAAAAAAGACAAGTTAAAGTTTTTACAGATGCAAAGGGAAGATATTACTTGAATAAACAAGGCCAAAAGGTTTATAAATAATCATGGCTACAGAATTCATCGAAATCTCCGAAGAAGAATATCTTGGGGGAGGAAAGGATTTTATTGAGGTAAGTGAAGAGGAATTTAATACTCCACTTCCCAAGATAGAAAGTGCTACAAACTCGATGGAGGTTACAGCCCGTGAACTTGAAACAGGAATAGGTAGGGCGACACTAGGGTTTGCTCAAGGTATAGCTGGTGGAGTAAGGGGGTTTTCAGATTTATTTGGTGCTGACAATGCTGTATCGAAAAAGATTGCTGGGTATGAGAAGGACATGGATCAGCTTATTACTGCTGAAGCCAAAAAAGATACAGAGGAAGTAACTCGTTTATTCAAAGAAGTAGAAGGAAAGGGAGTTCTGCCACAAGTTATTGCTGGGTTTGAGGCGTTTAAGACCATGCCGATTGAGACTATATCAGGCGCGGCTGGGTATATGATTCCCAATATAGCTTTTGGATTAGTTGGCAAGGCTGCTCAACTTGGTAGGGCTGGGGTGATTGGACTGCAAGCTGGGGCTGGTGCTGCTCAAGGTGCAGGAATGATGAAGGGAGAAATCTATTCTGCCGTTAGAGACGAGTTAAGGCAGCAGGGGGTACCTGAAGATAAGGTAGATGAAATCGCATCAAAAGCTCAATCTTATGGTGGAAAGAACTTGGATCAAATTCTTTTAGGTGCAGGACTAAATGCTGTTGCATCAACTACTGGTGCTGAGAAAATAATAACTCGTATCTTAACGAAAAGCGGAAAAGAAGTATCTGAAGGTATAGTAAAAGGAGCGATTAAAGGTGGTTTATCTGAAGCCCCGATTGAATTTATACAAGGAGGGCAAGAAAAACTTGCAACTAACGTGGCATTGCAACGCGAAGGTGTAGATGTCCCAACAATGCAAGGTGTGATCCCAGCAGCAACAATGGAAGCTACTGCTGGGCTAGTAATTGGTGGATCACTTGGTGGGATTGAAGCAATGAGTCCAGAGCAGAAGGAAGAGAAGGATATAGACAAGGCTTCAGATAACGCAGCTAGAGACTTGGAGACACCAAGCGGTGATCCAGCAGCAATGGCATTGTCGAATGAAATAACTTTCAATCAGAATGCTATTGATAACTTACGTTCTGATCTGGATGCATTGGAACCAAACGATCCTAGATCGCAAAAACTTCGCTTTGATATATCCGATAGGCAGAAAGCATTAACTGATCTACAACTCCAATACCAAAAGATAACTGGTAATGATCAAGAAATTCCTGCTGTAAGCATAGCTGCATCTAATCGGATGGAGCTTGATAACAAGATTGAATCTCTTACTGAAGAGATCGGGATGGATGAAGAGGCACTTACGCTTCTTGCAGAAGGATCACAAGAGAAGATCGACGCGCAAGCTGCATTGGATAAAAAGAGAGCAGACCTAGATGCCGTGAGCAAAGAGGTTGAAGGATTATCGTTAACGATAAAGCCACCAGTCGCAGAAGCTGCAACACCCTCTGCTACTATCGAAGAAGCCAAGAGCAAGGTCGAACAACTCAACACAGAGTTTGATGCTTTGGATGAGAACGATAAGGCTGGCATTGATAGGGTTAACAAACAAATTTTCGCAGAGCAGAATAAGATAGCTGAACTAACAGCAATCGAACAAGGGGTCGAACCACAAGGGACAACTCCAACCCGTGAGATGGGGCTACCTCCATCTGGTAGAACAACAACACCGACACGTCCACGGATGCTGGCTGGCGAGTTCTATGCAGATCGTCCGATACTCAAGGCATTCATGTCTGCTACAGACAAGGTGGTCGGCAGGATACCAGTCTTCAGCAAGAGGGCGCAGAAGCTCAAGAACGCCATCAGAACGGGTATTGCAAACAATGCAGGGTTCCTAGCTGGAACGAACACCAAAGTCATTACCAGCGAGGATTACGGGAAGCTAACTGGGCGCAAGCAAGCTCCCGCTAATACATACATAGCTACATTTCTTAACGGACAGAAGTACCTTGTAGTTCCAGATATCAATCAACTAGCAGGAATATCAATCAAAGGAGAACAAAGAGCCGCAAGCAAGGATGCTGCATTAGATCAAGAGTCACGGGCAGCAGCCAAGAAACTAGAAGAGGAAGTCATCCACCTCTCCATGTTCCAAGGTATCCAAGACGAATACAAAGCTCTCAAGAATCCAAAACTTTCAGAGCAAGAATATGTCATAAAGCGACTCTCAGATATTGTTAAAGA